CTTGTTCTTTGAAGTAAACTATTACTAATTTTTTCATAACAACTTCTCCATTTGTTAACCGGTTGAGGTTCCGGGTTTTTGTGATGAATGATTTATAACACAAAGATAAATGCTTTTTTGAAATGTCCAAAATTTTAGACAAATATTTTTACATATTTTTTTCTATAATGGGTAATATCCGCTACCACCTTGTAATTTAAAGTTAATGGTATAACTGTTATAGGTGCCGGCTAACCAGTCAATAAAATTCATTTGATCTAATACACCTTCATATATTTTTACTTTAGTGCCTGTGGCTGCAATGCTGGCAGGTGTAACAGTTTGGCTATCCTGCGGGTTTTGATTATCGTAATGATAAATTTCAGTGTATTGATAATTGATAGTTAGGTTTAAAGTAGTTACATCTAACACCTGTGTGGCGGCAGCATCGCTAAAAAAATCAATCCATACTTCACCATAAACAGTTGGGTTATAAGCATCACCATTATTGTAACTATTGCGGGTTACCAATTTAGCAAATACACCTGCAGGACCATTGCCCACCACAATAAAACACATGGCTGTAGCAGAACGGCTATGCGAAGCATCTACAATAGTATAATTAAAATAATCACGGCCAAAAAAGTTAGCTGTTGGTGGTTTGTAGGTAACAATGCCTTGTGCGTTAATGCTATAAGTACCGGGGTTAATGCCATCGCCATGGGTATTGCCTGCTGCAGGTACTACTTCAATATTTTGCCCGTCCGGATCATAATCGTTGGCCAATACACTGTTTTGCAAAACCGTATCGGTAGTATAACCGGTAGGAATGTAAAAAGTATCATCATTAGCCACCAAATCGCTGGCACCATGCAGGGTAAGATTAACCACCGATGCGGGGCCAACATCCATTGGTGTTGTATTGGCGTTACAAATAACTTTTCCAATTACAGTAATTACAGTGCCATCGGGCATTTGTGCAATAGTTTGCCGTAAAGTTTTAGTGCTACCGGCAAAAGTTAACACCGTGGTTTTGTTGTTTATTATCAACTGAATTTGCACTTTATCGTAAGGCAAAGGAGCACTGTAAGAAATTTGTAATGTGGTGGCATTAATTTGCCGAACATAAAAAGCATCTAAAGCAGGGCAGGTATTGGCTAAGGGCAATAAACTTTTGGGTGTATAAAATTGGTTTAAGTAAGCCCGGTTCCATTCTAACTGAATAGCAATTAAATTATCGCGATTAGAAAAGAATTTTACATTTTTACTACTTAACACAATGGGCACCATTTTACCATCTTGCAATTCCCACCGTTCTTTGGAAAGAAAAATATCACGCAATTGGGCTGCTTCTTCCCGGTTCATAAAACCGGTGCTGCCACTAAACTTCAAGGTTTCAAAAATAGATTGTTCCACCTGTTGCGCAATAAGTAAAGTATTTTCATAATAATCAGGCGGCAACACACGAATGGCTTGCTGACGGGCATAATCGGCTTCCATATCAACATGAGCCTTTAAGCGCAAAGTATTTAAACCACCAATAGAGCTACGATAAAACAATTGATGGGTGCGGTAAAAATTACGGTAATCAACCTGAAAACTAATTGGTGCTACTACATAGGTAAAATTGTTATCGTTAGGCAGGGCAGGAGCCGCATCGCCGGAAGGAATTTGCAATAACGCACTATCATCCACCAAAGTAAAAGTTTCACTACCACGGGCAGCAATATCAGCCGCAGAAAGTAAATACTTCTTACCATTCAACACTACATACTGTGCATCGGCACTGCCTTTAAGGCGCATGCCTTCATAATCAGCAATATTAATGGTAAGTGTAGGGGGTGGTGCTAACGGATACTGCTTTACGCACACCGTATATTTAGTAATAAACCGGTTTAATGAAGGGTTAGGCAATAATTGTTTAATGCCAAAAGGTGCACAGCCAACGCCCCATTTATTAAGTTTAACCGCATTGGGTAATACAATTACCTGCGTGCCTAAATCGTTGTAGGTTATACCAATTTCAACCACTTGTAAGCCAATGGAAGGTAAGGGGTTTGTCCAGAATAACCAGTGATATTCATCGGGTGCAATGCATTGATTTTTCGAAGTAAAAAACAGTGCATTTTTTTGTGCGGCAATAAAATCGGTAAAAAAGCTTTTGGGATTCCATTCTTCAAAGCTCATGCCGCCTTTAATGGCATTCAATACACTACTTTCCTGCGTACTGCCAATAACCTGGTTATTTACAAACAACAAATAGTTAATTTTATAACGAACTCTTTGGCCTACACATTCAACCGGAACAGATAGGTTTAAATTAGGCGTATAATAAGTTAAATAAGGGTGCAAAATATTGCTTACATCAACCGTAATAATGCCGGTTGCATCCGGATAAAAAGTTTGGCTGCGTATTTCAGAAAAATTATTGCTGTTGTACGACAGTTCCACCATAACCCGAACGGCCAGCCTAATATCCATAGTACGTTCAATGCTGCCATAAGGATTTATGCTAAACACAAATGGCATAGGGTTACCCGTAAAACTTACTTCATAAGGTTGTTTAAACAGAATTGCTTCCATTGGTTAAATTTTGTTTAAGCAAGGCAATGGTTTCTTCGGTAAAACCATAGCTAAGTTTGCCGATTAAATAATTAAGGTTACCATACACCACAGGGCTGTATATTTTTTTAGGTTTACGCTCTTTATCCTTCAACTGCTCAAAGCCATTTTTGCTTAATGTTTGTAAGGTTTTTTTCATGGTAGTGAGGCCACCGAGCGGATGGCCGCGGCCAACACCCATATCAACAAAGCGCAAATATTCTTTAAACGATAAATTAGCAAAAGCACCTGCACCGGATTGCAGTGTTTGATAGGCCAAACTGTTAATACCTTCTTGCGTAACACCTACCTTTTTACGTTGGGCAGCTAAACGCATAGCAGCGGTAACCCGTTGCATATACTCGTTAAGGCAGTTTTGAATGAAGGTAAGTTTTAAATCGCCGTACATGGTTATAAGAATGTGCCCTTTGCAGGCGGTTCAACAATATTGTGTGTTTGGCGCAAATCGAAACTAAATTCAACCCGCCAACCAAACTGATTATCGAATAAAGGGCCAACGGGAATAATTTGCAGTTTATCGAAATGAAAATATTGAAAAGGCGTTGTGGCACGGTCGGCATCAGGGCCGTAATGATCCTGCCAAATTTGTTTCAACACATCAAACATAATTTGCTCGGTTTGTGCCAGTTTATCAACTTCATCGGTAGTGTTTGAAGCTTTTGCTTCATCTAACACCGTAAAAGCACCACGGTAAAAGCCTTTAACATCCCAAGGCGATTCACTGGCAGTAACCACTTCATACATTTCCAGCAACAAAGCAGGGAAGCGGAATTTTGTACGCAAACCATTCACCACTTCATCGGCACTCCAACGTGCAAAGCGGCAATATCCGTCGCCGTTTTCGGCAGCCGGATTATGTTGTAAATCTTTATGTTTTACTGCCATTTGGCGGAAGTAATCAATGTATAATTGAACGTTGGTGTTGCTCATATTCTTGTTGTAATTTTTTTGCGTTAATAGCTTCTAACTCCATATCATACATCAGCTCTAACAACAGCATTTTGCGAATTTGTTCACGTGTGCCATTTTTAGGGCCTGCAGCGGCGTGAATACATTTGGTAAATGCCATATTATCGGGCGCATCTGCTTTGCTGCCATCACCTTCATAAATGGTGGGAAAAAGGGCAGGTAAGCAGTTGCGTGAAGCGGTGTAAAAAAGGTAAACGGTAAACAGTATTTCAGGTTTAAGCCGTTGAATGGCCTTTAAATACGTGTTTTTATTATAGCTATGGTACGGGGTATTTTTTGGTCGCCACAAAATAGCCATAAGCTGCGCCAATGCAGTGGGGTTAGGCTCTTGTACAAATTGAAAATATTGTTGCTCTGCATCTTCAAACTCACCGCAAGTAATGTTGGTAAAATTGGCTTCCGGGCCGTACAATTTTGTTTTAAAAATGCTGCCAACGGTAATTACCGGTAGTGGATTGGTGGGCATTTCAATTTCATTATACAAAAAATTAAGCAGCGGAATGCCATTAATGGTAAAGTCTTGGCGGTTAATACCCAATTGCCAAAGTTTAGGCAAATGCACATTTTGTTGTTTAGCTCTGTACTTAATTAGGAACAATAACAAAGCTGCTTTAGCGGCATTTTGATCATTAGCATATTGCAGTTGCAGGCGAGCAAATTCAATAATTTCAGCCGGTTGTAACTCTTGCCAGCATTCAGGCAAATGCACATAGGCATTAATGCCACCGGATTGAAATAAATTAACCATAACCATGCCGCTAAGTTGCGGCGTGGTGGGTGCGAGGAAAAGGACAAATAAAAAAACCCGGGTAGAAACCCGGGGAAAAATTAACCTTATAAGAATAGAGAAATGCCCTTACAATTTACGCCTCATTAACCGATAAAATGCCACTACTATTTAAAAAATATTTTTTTACGGAAGCCGGTGGTGCTGTATGGTAATAGTTACGGGCGGTGTACAGTCTAATTTTGGCAATTTCAACAATACTATAGGCGTTGCCCTGGTTGCCACCCATTACATGGTAAGTGCTTTCACTTTCGGCAATGTACATGCCTACATGTGCGCCGCCTTCGCGTTTAAATACCAACACATCGCCTAATTGCGGCGTGTTAACAGGGTTACCCCAATTGGCAAAGCTAATGGCGCGAAGTAAATCGTATTGCTTGCCGGGTAAAGGTTTACCGGTTTTAAAGCACAAATAAGATTGCGCCAAAGCACACCAGGGCATTTCATCGTGCAAATAAATTTTTTCTAATCCAAGGGCTTTAGCCATAGCCATAATTTGCGGATTATCGTTATTGCCGGGCACCTCTTTAATACCCAACAAGCTAATGCCTTCGGCCACCATTTTAGGCAATACACCCAATGAGTTTAACCAATGATATTTTTCTGGTAACATACTATAATTTTTTAATAAAAAAGGAAGTATAAATTTTAAAACCTGCATAAGCACCCATTACCAACACAACAAAAAGCAGTATGTACAAATACACGTTTCTTTCTTTTTTAAACGTATTGCTGGAAGCGTTTAATGCTGCAATGGATAAATCGTTTTGCGCCAATAAGTTGCGCATTTGTGTTAATTGATATTGAAATGATTGAATTTGAGCAGTATCTTTTAAATAAATAAACAGCGTATCGGCTGGGAAAAACTGTTTTAAATATTGAATAACGGTGTCGGGTTGCTGTATTGCAGGAACAGCGATTAATTTGTTTTCAGAACAAATTTTAATAACTGCTTTTTGAATGGCGGATGTGTCAATATTACCCGGTACGAAACGTTTAGTTTCGGTTATAGGAAACTGTTCGGCACATATAACAGCTAATTGCGCTTTAGTTTCGGCGTTTTTGGTTATTTGCTTTTGCACCCGTTTAACCGGATTACAAGCTATCAATAACAATATAATGATTGCATACTTCATAACTGAAAAAGCCCCCGAAGGGGCGGGGTATTATTGATTTTTTTGCGCATCGCTTGCAGCAACTAAGCCGAGTGCAACAAATAAGCTGGTTAAAGCAGTTTGCACTTCAACCGTTACCACGCTAGGGAATACGGCATGTAATACAATAGGCAACACGGCAAAAACACCGGCCAATGTAGTTTTCCAGTTTTTCTTCATATAATTGGTTTTAGTTTACTTTTTTTTCAATCACTTCAATTCTGTATTCATGATTATGATAATAAGAATTTAGCGTATCTACTTTACGCGATAAGTTGAGCGCAGCATTGTTAAACTCTGTTCTTAATTCTTCAAATTTTTTATTGGTTTCAGAGGTATTGGATTTTATATCGTTAATTAAGTTGGCTATGAACCAACCAATAATAACAACACATATTTGTAAACCAATTCTTAACGCTGTAATTACATAATCTTTAGTTGTATCGTTATGTTCCATTATTGGATTTTTATTTTAGGAATTCAAAAATGTATTAAATGAATAGGGCATAAAAGGACAAAATCAGGGCATACCAAAAGCCCCGTTTATATTAGCGTTTAAATCGGTATTGTTGTTTTTAGATGGTCTAATATTCAGTGCATCACCATAATAAGAATTGTTCACATCGGTATAATAAGGATCATCTATTGGGTTAACCGTTGTTGTGGTTTGATAGGCTGAAAATTTATCGGCATTCAACTTCAAATAATCGGCGGCCATTTTTAACCATGTACGGCCGGCATATTCACAGGAAGAAATGAGCAAAGAAACTTTATCGCTACGGGCATCGGTACGTTTTGATGCATCATCTTGTGTAGCGGTGGTGTTGCCAGCCACTGTAATGCCCATTGCATCAATACGTACACCTAAGTGCGGAATAGCAAAAGCAACTGTTAAGTAAGCAATGGCTTTTTTAATAAGGCTTAACAGTTGTATTTCTTCGTTAGATAGTGAAACAGAAGGGTTATTGCACTTGGTTTTAAGGTCGGTAAATAACGGTTCAGTAAGCACATCTTTAATATGTTGTTCTTCTACATCACGCATTTTCCAGCGCATAGCCCAATAGTTACGGTAAGGGCTTGCCGTTTTATATTGTGCATCAAAATCTTTAGCCGTTTTAATAAATAAACTGCTATAATCTTTATAAGAAGGGCTTTGCAGCCATTCCGGGTAAGCCGATTGGTTAGTTTCTAAAAACTGCAATAGTTTTTCGGTATATAGTTCGGCTTGTCGTAAATTTTCATTACGGAAGTTGGTAACCTGATATTGAAAAGCGGTTTTACTATTATTATTTTCAGAACGTCGGGCGCCGGATTCAGAAACCTGAACTTCGGCAATAGGCGCATAATGGTAACAAAGGTAACGGCCAATAACTTTTCGGCATTGCTCTAACAGGTTTTGCTGAGCCGGTGTAAGTTGCGATTCGTTAGTAATAAGCTGATAAGCACTGTTTAAGCTGCCATATAAAGTAGAGCCAAGGGCATCTTCAATATACACTTCTTCAATCATTTGCAGGGTAGGCTGAATGCTGAGAAAGTTTATAGTGCCTGTTAATTGCGCGTATTGCAATACGGTGTTAGAATCTTTGAATAGCATATTAACTTAATTTATTTTTAGTACCCGATCCGGTATCGAGCGTAACCAACTGAACATCGCGAAAACGGAATTCAATATCTTCATCCCATTTATTAAAATTTTTAACTAATTGTAAGGGTTCCAAAACAATTTGTCGTTCCATAGCCAACATAGAATCATAAACCAGTTTAGCTTCGCGAATATCGGAGCCGCCACTTTTTTGGTTACCCGCCATACCAGCTGTAAATAATGATGGATGAATACCCATAGCAGCCAGAATTTGTAAATCGGCGGTATGGGTAGCCATTAAGTCTTTGTCCATGTTAATTTTATTTTCAATGCTTTCAATCTTCACCAAGCCATATTCAGTTTTGGTATGCGGATCCACATCGAAAAAAGAGAGGAAAGATTTATAAGCATTATCGCTGCCTTGCAAAAAATCGTTCATTTCTTTCAGCAATGCTTTGCGTTTTTGAATTTGTTCATCTTCAGTAAAAGCTTGCCAAACTTCGGCACCATAGCGGCGTTCAAAATAGGTTTCCGGAATTTGTATATGATACTTAATGTTAAACGCATTGTTGTACATGGTTTTAACGATGTTGGGAATTTTAACGGCAATTTCAATCCAGCCGCCAAGCCTTGCACCATCCCAAATAGGAGTTTGGTAATAAACTTTATTGGGTGAAGGATAATTAACCGGAAGAATAGCCGATTTGTATTTTTTGTTCATTAAAGGACCATCCGCAATATCGCGAAGCGAAGCAGCGGCGTTATACATATCAATACAAGGCAAAGCTTTGACAAATTCATTATCAATTTCACTAATGATGGGAGGGTTTTCAATAAGCCCCAGCATTCTTTTTTTAGGATCGAATTGCGACCAATAATCAGCGGCGGCGCCCCAAATTTTAGATAAGAATACATACTGAATTTTCTGGTTATAATCAATTTGTTTATAACGCACATCACAGCTTTCCTGATGAACCAGTTTGGAAATTTTAGTACCATCTTTTGAAAGAATAATTTCCGGAAAGCAATTGGCGTACCAAGTCCAATCCTGTAAATATTCCACCCAAAAACGATTCATGCCTTCTTGTCTGAGAAAAGCATATACATCTTTGTATTTGTTGAAATCGAGTGGAGTAAAAATTTCAGTGCCATCATCTTTATAGCCAGTAACTTTTCCCGGAATAATTCCTTTACCATAAATAGCCCGTGCTTTCCAATCTAATGCAGCTTTACCCAAGCCACAATAGCTCATTAAACGTTCAATGTTTTGCGGAAATCGGTTTTCTTCACCCCAATAAGCAACATTTAAAATATTCTGCAGTTTTTTAATTGGCAAAGCAGTTTTACCCTGAGGGGTGGTAGCTGCATCGCTCATGGCAAAGTATACTGCAGCCTGACTGCCAGCCATATATGCCACCGGGCCTGATAATATAATATCGTTTTTATTCATATAACCGCCTGATTATTGATATGAGTAATTAAGATGGGATGCACTTTTCGAATAGATTTATTAGGCAATTCAACATTTCGGGTAAAATTGAGAGCATGGTTAGCCTCTTTATAGGTTAAAGAAATTTGATGTTGTTGATGAGTATCAGTAGAATGTTGATTGATGTAGCGGCGAGCAATACGGCATTTAGGGAATTCCAACACCTTGCCGCCAGATCCTTTGGCAACATCGGCAGTAATGAAGCGAAGGCTGCACCATTGCCCTGATTCCAGTATTTTAATTGCATCCTTTAGTTCAATCATGATGCTAAGGTGGGGCAGGCGGCAAACAAACAAAAGGACAAACAACAGCTGTTTTTTCTTTGGTTCTTTCTTTTTGCGCAGTAATTTATGAAGGCGTAAAAAGAAAGAACCCGCCAAAAATTGGCAGGTTTTTATTATTACCGGTATTATTAATTTAAAATTTCTTCCTCATCAAAATTTTTTGCAAACATTTTTGTGTGACATAAGAAACTACCAGAGTTTATACAGGTGGTGCTCCTGTTTTTATTTGCTTTCAAGTTACAAAAAATAAATAATATATACAAATTTTTCAGTAAAAAAATTTACATTATTTCATTGATTTTCAATGAATTACAGCAAGTTGTATTTGCATTTTAAAAATTTTAAAATGCCCCCCGAATAAACACTGCCGCCCGCACTATCGGTTAAAGGCGAAGGCATGGGGGCGACCTCTCGGAAATATGACCCCCCTATGATGCCATGCGTAGCATACCAATAAAAATGTCCCTGTGTTAGGGATTGAAGCGGAAAGCCCACAATGTAATGAAGTGGAATGAGGACTTGAAGCGGAAAGCCCGCCCCGTAGGGGAACACCCAAATGAATTAACCAATTAATATGCCGCCACCACCTTTCGTTTCAGATTTAAAAGGTAGTTTACTTTCTAAAATACCATAGATTAACATATCAAGCGCATCACTAAAGTGTGTGCTTTCTTCGGCAGGGAAATTGTTGTCTTTTTCAGAGCTTTTATCTTTGCCAAACCCATCTTTTCTTAATTCAGCTGGAGCTTGATACATACTAAGAATTAACTTATCGCAATTTTCACGATTAATTTTGAACTCGTATTTATACTTACCATTATTCTGCAACAAATCGCCGTACATTCTATACTTTGATTCATGCCCGGGTGCTTTATTTGTGTACATGGGAATAACTACCCATCCTGCTTTTCTTAAGTAACTAATCACATAATCACAAATTCTTGTATCGCTCATATCACCAACTGCCGTATGATCGTACCAATAGTACACTACTTTACGTTTATGTGGTGCATAATATTCTACAAACTTTTGTAATACATCTTTTAGTTTTAATGGATATAAAACATACAAACCATTAATAACATTAATATATTTATCAGATACCTGACTAACTACTAAAGGGTGAATGCGTCTATTATAATCAATAGCAATGTGCAAAGGTTGATTGGGTAATAAGTCGCCATCACGCCTACAATCTATTTGATTAAGTTTATCAAAATTATATTCCAAACTATCTAAATAAGCATGATTAGCAGCAAAGTAACCATGAACTTCTTCATCAAAATCAGGATAAAAACCATCTTCAATCTTAACCGGTCTTATATTGAGTATTTGTGTATCAAACATAAATTGTGTGGTATCACGCATTTGTTGTTTAATGTAATCCACACCGAGTGCATGAATATTTTCCAACGTACTGGCTTCATGAAAGTAAAGCAGGTTAAACCTAAGTTCGTTAATCTCTTGTTCTAAAACAGCAATTTGTTTATCAATAGTAGCTTGAATAGGTTTGTTGTATTGATGATAATTTTTTTTTAGTTGATAAATTACATTTTGCAGCTTTAATATTTCAGCAACTCTTTTCTTATCACACTTTTGTTCCATTTCTAATATCCATCTTCCGGATGTGCCTACCGGCATATCAGTTGTAAAAGTCATACCATGGTGGTAAGGATTATTGGCAAATTCAGGAATAATGCCTCTGTTAGCCGGAAGTAATTCTGTTCTTAATTTTTCTTCATTAATTAGTTTCAGCTCATCACCAATAATCCAATCAATAGTAATACCGTTGGAGGATCCCGAACGATCCTGGCTAACCAAATGAGCGCCGGCACCATTAAACCAGCTTACAAAATACTGATAACTCAAAGGTGGCCTGTAAGGACCTTTCCAATTCCACATTTTTTTCCATTTATCGGTAGGTGTTTTGCCAATTAAAAAATGAACACCTTGTATGTAGCCTAATCGTTCCCAACCAAACAATAAGCCGGGTAATGTTCTTGTTAATAATTGATTATAGGTTGCGCCTAAAAACACACCTGTAGCACGAGGCATCGTTTTAAAGTAAACATTGGCAGTTTTTGGAGCTAACACGCCTTCGGTTTTGCCAGTACCCCGTCCGGCAATAAGATATTCAACCGGTGCCCCTACTAACATGCTGCGCAACTGTGGTTTATTAAAGTGCAGTGGTTTCTCCATTATTCAAATCTTCAAATGGTAAATCTTCAATTTTAATTTTTGCCGATCTTTTCGCATTAATTTCTTGCAGCAATGCTTTCATATCAACCGGCTCTGCGCCTAATAATTCAGGATTAAATTGTGCAATAATAGTATGTGCTTCAAAAGCTTCTTTATCAAATTCTTCTGCATCTTCAATCATACTTAATATGGCAATAATGTTTTTTGTAATGGCAGCCACATTTTTCATATCGTTAATAGCTAAACATTTACGGCGTGCATCACGTGCAATGTCTAGTTCAATTTTTAATTCAAATCGTTTATTAATATTGATGAAGGAAGAAAAAATTTCTTTTGTTGCGTTTAAATCATCGTAAGCCTGAACGGTACCAAGATTAAACATTTTTTGTGTTTGCGTAACAATTTCTCTTTCTGTGTATTGTCCGGTACACAATTGGTTGTATATGTATTGATAACGTTGCAATTTTTCCTGTTGCCTTGCAGTTAATTTAATATCATCAAACCTGTTGCTTAAGTAGCGTTTAATGATTTGCCAATCTTTTGTTTTTTCGAGTAAAAATTCAGCACCTTTTTTTATTTCGGTCGCTTTACGTTCTAAATAATTTTCAACGGGTTCTTTCATCGGTTTAACATTTTTAAAGTGGATTGTTTTAATAATTCCATGGCCATGGTTTGTGCCGGACTGCTACCTGCTTTTGCCATTTTTAAAATACCTTTTCTTAAATCAACTTCGGCTTGTAAGCGGCCTGCATAAAAGCTTTCATAGGCAGGGTTACCTACAATTTCGCAATCATTGGTAAATAATTGTGCATCCCATTCCATCATTATAGCAATCTCTCGTGGAGTAAAAAATAGCGATGCTAATTCTTTTACTTGTTCTAATTGTTCAGTTGAATAATTCTGCATTGTTCATTAATTTTTCAATCCATTCAATATGAAATAAAGCGGTGTTTTTATCGGTAGAAATTACGCCACATTCAACACGTGGGTTTTGTGTCCAATTGGCACTACCCACAATACTAATATATCCGGAAGGGCTTTTGATAACGAATACTTTGGCATGAATAGAAGTAAGATAAATTCTGTTTAAGTTCATGCTGGCCAATTGATACACTTCAGGGGTTCGGGTTTTTGCACGATAATCTAACAACATATTTACCTGGGCAATACGATTTTCGGATAAGCCATTAATCATTTGCCGAATAGCAAATTCACGTATTGCATAGGTGGTAATATATATAGTAGCCTGTGTGTAAATTTTAGTAAGTTCATTCAATAAATCATGCATACTCCAATCACCATCAGATAAATAATACAGATTTTTGTTGTGTTGAACAGCTTCAATTAAACGTTTTAATTTGTCCGGACTTTTACAAATAACAAAATCATTATCTGCATTATCCGAAATAAAAAACGCATCTTCTTGTATTATTTTATTTTTGGTTGTAACGAGTGCCATCTTACTAATAGGTTTTGAATTTGTTGGTTAATCTCCTGCATTTTTGCTACTCGTTCAGGCGTTTGTTCTTTGTGTTTCAACTTGCTTAAATTCTTTCGCAAATTGTCTAACGTAGATTTTACCAAATAATCGGGCAAGGCTTCATAATTTGTTTTTTCTTCTGATTCAACATTGGGCAAATAGCCGTGTTGTTTTACAAAGTCTGCTCTATCAAATAAGGCAGATGCCCTATTAAATTGTAGCACAACTTCTACTGCTAACTTACTTCTTACCTCAACACTGCCGGGTAAATTAGGATCTTCAAATTCTTCAACAGTAGCCAAAGCAAATAAACGGGCACGTAAATTCATAGCCTGTTTATATACTTTTAAAGCTTCACTTCTGCAGGTATTGTACAATTCTACATTAGCAGGTGTTTCAACTTCTACAGGTTTTTCAATTGTTTCTATTTTTTGTAAAACAAGGTTTTTAACATGCATTGGCTTTAATGCCTCGTATAGTTTATTCAGCTCTTTCAACAGCCTTTTTTCTTTATAATCTGTTTTACTTTTTTGAAATAACTGCACCAATGCAGCATCGTTACTGAGCTGTGAAAAAATTAAAACACCTTTATAATAATT